CGTAATTGTGGTGGGATACCCAATGGATACTGCATGGTGATGATAAGCATGACTTTCCAGTGACGTCCATTCATAAAAAGGAGTCGCATCATTTTGTCTTTGGACCACGTATTGTCATATAGACAATCATCGAGGATGACAAACGTCCGTGGATCGATCGTGGTTCTTTTGTAGGCCTCCATTTCCCCTTTCACCTGTTTCAATACGGCTTTTTGTCTGCGCAATATGTTTTCAATGAGTACCGTATTATATTCGTCGTGAATAAAGAGTTTAGGGACGTGTTTCGCATAAAACCCGTTCGCCATTTCCGTACCCGATATCACAGTTCCTATAGGAATATCTTGATGGTGCCATAAAAGGTCTTTCACTAAAAAGGACTTTCCCGTATCACGTCTTCCAATGAGGACGATGACGGGTCCTTTGTTTTCGTCGGGTTTGAATGTAATTGAACGCATATCAAATTTTTTCAATTCAAGAGTCATATGATTATATATTCTACCATATTATTTCATATACCAATAAACGTATACTCTACAAATGGAATCTCTAAATACGCATCCTAAATATATACGAATGTCCTATTCCTATAGGATCAACATAGGGGGTGTGCTATATGAGTTAAAATAATACAAAAGATATGTATATGATTCTATAATATGTCGAAAATCGCAGTTCGTTATTGCAAAATAAAAGGACTAAATCTAGAAACTTTAGAAAAAGAATCGATTCGATCTACCGATGAAAATTATTCGCCCTTTTCTATCCGCAATATTCAATGTTATAATCCACTATATTCGCAATTCTTTAAAATGAATGAAATGAATTACGATTCTATTGCACTCAACCATAAATATCATATAGTGAATCTAGATACAGTGCGCGAGGAAGAATCGCAGGAGGAATTGAAGCGACCCGTTTTTGTCAAATTCTCCCCCCTGCTAGATCCTATAAGATACATGATCGGGAAATACAAAGATACGCATATTTCGCTCCCTACGATCCAATCAGTGGAAATGGAGGATAAAATAAACAATCCACAAAATGCGTCTTATACGGACAATTTCTTCTATTATTTGTCGAGTCAGGCGCTTCATAATCACGGAATAAAGAATGCGATTGATTATTATGGTTCGTTCTTGGGATTTCAAGAGAAATATAGAATCGATATTGTGGAGGATATGGAATATCTGAATTCGTCGAGATACTATACGGAAAATAAGGGGAAATTATTCACTGTAAATGATTGCGATTATAACCCTTTTGCCAATTTCGGATCTAGAGGAAATAAACATAAACTTCAATTTGTAGATGACGAATCGGATACCCCGATCGATATTGGCGTGGAAGATCTTACTATCCCGTCTTTGATCGATCTCGAGATATTACCTATAGAACAAGTCGTAGAAGAAGTATATGAACATACATCCAGCCATTCATCCTCCATTTCTACAAATGATAGTGAATTGAATTATACTGATGATGAAGAGGAAGAAGAGGAAAAGGAAGAAGAAGAAGAGGAAGAGGAAACATGGGAAGATGAGGAAGATGCGTCAAGTGGAGATGAATCGAGCGAAGAAACAGAACCTGTTGTATATGCCTATATCAATGATTACCCCGTCCAAATGATCTGTCTAGAAAAATGCGACGGGACATTGGACGAATTGTTGGAAAACGATTTAGTGGATGAAAAAGAGGCGTCTGCCATACTCATGCAGGTGGTCATGACACTTCTTTCCTATCAAATCCTCTTTGATTTCACACACAATGATCTTCACACTAATAATATCATGTTTGTAAAAACCGACATAGAATTCCTATATTACAAGTACTCGGGTGTCATATACAAAGTCCCCACATATGGAAAAATATTTAAAATCATCGATTATGGTCGCGCCATTTATTCGTTCCAAGGAAAACGGTTCTGTAGTGACAGTTTCCAGCCGGGGGGAGACGGATTCTCGCAATACAATTGCGAACCATTCTACAATCCCAAAAAAACCCGTGTTGATCCGAATATGGCATTTGATCTATGCCGGTTAGGTTGTTCCATCTATGATTTTCTATTTGACGATGACGAAGATTTAACACAGATAGATGAATTCCAAAAAACCGTATTAAGGTGGTGTTTAGACGACAAAGGGAAAAATGTCCTATACAAGAAAACGGGGGAAGAGCGGTACCCGGGATTCAAACTATATAAAATGATTGCACGCACTGTGCATGCACATACTCCAGAAGCACAATTGGCATATCCCTTTTTCAATCAATATGCAACAAATGATCTCGAAAATAATACGGTGTCGGATATCATCGATCTCAATTTACTCCCGAAATATCATATAGGAGATACATTATAAGAAGGTGGATATTGTTTGTTTGTTTTGTTTGTTTGTTTTGTTCGTATAGTACAATGTATAAAAAATAGGGGAGAGGTATATATAATGGAAGGTGTAGACAAACTCACGTTGGAATTGATGATGAATCGACGACAATATAAAAAATATTTAGCAACTACTGATCCGGTGAAATATAATGAAAATCAAGAATTCGTAAAAAAAGTAAAACGGTATTCAAAGAAAATGCGAGAAATGACTTCCGCATTTTTAGAAAATCCAGAAGTTTCATTCAATACTGCCGTAAACGACATGTTTATCCAATATGCAAAGGTATTAATCAACTATATTGAAATGAAAAAATACGATGAATCGGATGCAGGATTCACGGATCATCCAGGGGGGGAAGACGAAGTGGATAGTGAAGAAGAAGGAGAAGAGGATACCAGAGAAGGAGGAGAAGCACATGCAAATATGTTCAATAAAACCCTTTCCATGTCCTATAAGATAAAATACGAAGATCATAATCCATGAAAATGATAAAACCTCGACATAATATAAAATAAAATGGTCACGAGATATAAAAAACGGAAAGGGTCACATAGAAAAACATTCAAACATCGTACTGGGTGCAAAATGCCGAAATTACAACCCATGAATTGCAGTCCTGCAGTGAATGGAAAGACGGTGAAAACGGGATCATGTTTGACACCGGATATCCTTTTAAAAATAAAGAATGCGTATAATGATTCACATCCGAATGATATGATTTCCACGAAAGATCCGCGCGAAATATGGCAAACTCTACATGATCGTTTGACTACGTGTGAAAAGGAGGATTGTTGGCTTACACAACTAAAATCGCATGGATTACAAAAACAGATTAAGCAACATATTTTCGCACCGAAACAGCCGGATGATTGGAAAAAGAATCCGAGTGAATGGTTATCGAATTACGACATCTTTAATGTTGCAAGACAATATGAAGAAACGTATTCGAATTTCAAATTTATAGGACCGACGATGATTGATTTTGATGCAAAGCCCGCCGATATGTCGGGGAAATGTGTAGAAGAAGATCTATGTACGTTTCAATTGAACCATTATTTGAAAAAGAAGAAAACCAAAATAGGGATCGTATTTAATTTAGACACACATGACAAAAGCGGTTCGCACTGGGTTTCCATGTTTATTGATATACCCAACCGGTTCATCTTTTTCTTTGATAGTGCAGGGGGGGGTATCCCGAAAGAAGTGAAGGTCCTCATTCAACGTATTCGATCACAAGCGATAAATCTAAATATGAAATTGCGATTATATACGAATGGTCGATTTCAGCATCAATATGGAAATAACGAATGCGGAATGTATTCACTTTTCTTTATTATCACGATGCTTACTGAAACCACGGAATTCACGGGGAAATTATCGACCAAAGATCGCATACACCTTTTCTTGAAAAAACGTATTCCGGATAAGGTCATGTTTGATTATCGCGATTTTTATTTCAATCCTTGAATTTTCAACCTTTGATGTTTTTTTCATACAATATACTATATGACAAAAACAAAACGGAAAGTAAAGAAACAACATAGAAAAACGAAAAAGAATCGTCGATCTGAATATTATTCTGCCGATAAAATTATAAAAATGCTTCAAAAAGGTGATATGAAAATTTCGGTCATTGATGATCGAAAAGGTACTATAGTACAATATCGACATGATGATCCATATATTCGTCCCTATATTCAAGACGCGATTCATTCATTACGCCTTTCCACATTTACACCTTTGAAGAATTCAATCCACACATCGGACGAATTATTACAAAGTGCAACTAAGTTTCCAGTTACAGATACAAATCTTCACATGTATAAAACATCCCCTTCGAATAGAATTATAAAACATCCAAAACACGAATCTGTCATGACATGTGTTTATGTTGATAATGTCAAAAATTGTCATATAGTAAATCGTAGAAAAACGAGAAAATGTATAAGTGGAGGAGATCGCAAATCTAGTATAGAGATATTCTTTTTCCCGTCGTATTTAAAACAATTAAATCCTAAAAAGAGTAAAACGCTACCGGATGATAAATATGCAAGATTTCTTATTGTAAACAATACTGCGTATCCCGATTTTCAAGATTTTTTAAATAAAAAAATGGAAGATGTGGATGAAATGTTTGCATTTACAAAACT